ATGAAATTGGAGGAATGGAAGAATGCCGTTAGCGGATACTTTGAAAGATACGCTTTTGGGTGTGAAGTTGCGCCTGAAACTCAGAGGAAACACTATCAGTTTAGAGGTGTGCTTAAAGCTGACCTGTCTAATGATATTGCTCTTGCTCTCTCCGAGCTTGGTCTCAGGCATATTACCCCTACTTCAGTAAGGGACTTTGAATATGTCTACAAGGACAGGAATTTCTACTGCTCTTGGGAGGTTTTCCGCCCGGAATATGAGAAGGTGCAGAACTCTCCCCATGTCTGGCAGGTGCAGTTGGAGGAATTAGATCGTGACGAAAGAACCATTGAAATCATCTGGGATGAAAAAGGAAACTCTGGAAAGACTGCGTGGGCTATGTATCAAGATTACTCCCACCGTGCGGTCTATATCCCGCCTCTCAAAAGAGGTCTTGACTTGGTTGCTTGTGTTCTCGGTAAGCGTGAATCTGATTGGTACATTATCGATACACCCCGCGCTTTTGAGTTCAATGATGATTGGGCTTGTTCTATTGAACAATTGAAGAATGGCTACGTTTTCGACACTCGCTATTCCTTCCGTGACAAGTATCTCTCAGTTCGTCCTAGGGTCACTATTCTCTGCAATCATATGCCGGACTACGAAAACTATTTTAGTGCTGACAGGGTATTACCCTTTAGGATAACCCCAGAAGGTTATCTATGGAGTGTCTAAATATGGCATACTACAGAAGGTCTTACAGGAGGACTTACGCACGTCCTCGCAGGAGAACATACAGGAGAAGCTACAGGAGGTACTGATACCATGCAGGTACGTATTTCTGAAACCTATGACCTCTCAACACAGGTCGGAAAGATGGGGCTTGTTGCAATACACACCCCTTCTCTGTACAGTATCAACCGTCTTTGGGGCGGACTTGTCAAGAACTTCAAGTTCTTTAGGTTCGTCAACTGTGATGTCACAATGGCTTGTGCATCCATGCTCCCAGCTGACCCTCTCCAAATTGGAACAGAGGCTGGCGACATTGCACCTCAGGATATGTTTAATCCTATCCTGTACAAGGCGGTTTCCAATGACTCGTTCAACAACATCGTCAACCGTATCATGGTTTACCAGGACAATTCTTCTACTGCTAACAGTCCTTCCGTTGTTTCTGTTAACAGTCCCAATTTCGGGCTTTCTCAGACACAGACGGATTTCGACCTCTACTATTCTCTACTCGCTGATAAGAATGGATGGAAGAAGTCCATGCCTCAGACTGGACTTAGCTTGAAGGGTCTTTACCCCATGGTTTTTTCCGTTCTGAACACTCTCGGTCATCAGGGAATTCCTTTCTGGAAGACTACCCCTGAGATCTCGGACGACCCTGATACTGTCAATACCTCTCCTGAAATCGGTAAAACCAGCGGTGTTCAGGGTCTTGGTATTGGAAGGTTCATGCGTGGCCCGGCAATGAGGATGCCTCGTATCTCTACTGCTGCACTCAACACATCTGCTCCTAGTATGGATGATACTGATGGTACCTTGCAGTTGCAGTTCTTCGATGTTCCTCCTTGCTATGTTGCAGCGCTGGTTCTTCTTCCTGCAAAACTCAACAGGCTCTATTACAGGCTGAAAGTCACATGGACTATTGAGTTCACGGAGCCCCGTAGTCTCATTGAGATTATGCAATTCCAGATGCAGGCAGATGTTGGAAAGTTGTTCTACGGAACCGACTATGCCACCCAGTCTAAGGTTGCAACCACGACTACATCCATGGTCGATACAAAGGATGCGGATGTTGAACTTGTCATGGAGGGAGCTTGATGGGATGGTTCTCCGATGGCATCGATTGGTACAATAAGTACATCAATGGTGCTTCTAACGCTGGATGGAAGGCGGTCATGGATTTGGTCGGTCTCGATCAGGCTGATGCTAATCGCGCTCAGTCCCTTCTTTCAGATGTGCCTGTCATCGGGGACGTTCTCCAACTCCAGCAGAGACAGGAGCAGATTTCCGACTATCTTCATAACAAGGACATGGATTGGTCTGATGTTAAGTACCCTGCCCTCATTGGCGGTGGTGCTGGCAGGTCATTGACTAGTTCCAAGAACTTTGTTTCCAAGAACATCGAGAAACTCTATCGGGATTGACCTCCCTCTTAAACCTCTTACTTTTTCTAATTTCCCGTCCAAGTATGTCTTGTCCTAACTGTCACAGCGACAGCGTTCTCAGTCTCTGTAATTTATCGGGCATATATCGACAGTTGGATATTCAAAAATCAAAAGTTAAGATTATAATATAGAACAGAGTTCTAGACCCCAAGGGGAACCCTACTAGTACGCGGTAGCGCTAAGGGTTCCCCTCCCCCCCGTGGTGGTATATTGGCTAGGTGTAAGTGGATTGATGCGACCGCTTGGGCTCCTTTGGATGCTCCTAATTGGTCGGTGGTCTGTACTGGTCTTAGGAATGACGAAACT